CTTAGAATACGATTTTTTTACCATTTTTGCTTGAAGGTAATTATCGTATGTTTTATAATACTCAAATAAAATCGGATTATCAGTCGCATTAAATCTCGATTCTCTTATTACTCCATTACTTGTTAGAGCTTGATTAACGGAATCACCGCCGTTTGCAGAATAATACTGTTTAAACTTCAAGAAATTTGCACCAGCATAATATTCAACCGTTCCATCGTTTCTGTAAATTTGCGTGGATGGAGACAATAAACCCGTAATGGCTGTTTGGTAATTACCCGTTAAGATGTTTACAGTTATATTTGTATCAGAGCAGGTAAATACAGTTACATTCGGTGTATATGAATTTTGTTCTACGACTATATAGTCAGCATAAGCCGTAACAGTCCATCCAATAGGATGTGTGGTCATTTTTGCACGTATTGCATCCTGCATCTTTGCAGCTAATGTAGCAAGTGTGTCTGAAGTTGTATAATTAATTGCTGCCGTAGTGGTAGAGTTTATTGTCAATGTAAAACTTCCATCTGCAGCAAACGAGAATCCGCTCATCTTTACTTTATACGACGCAGCCCATTGCTTAGTGACTTGCACACCAGCGTCTATTAGCGCAGACGTGAAACTTCTTTCTACAATCACTGCAGTAATTATATATCTCGACGAAAGAAGAGCTCTGTTAACCGTACCGTTTTTGATGACCATGTATTTTTCTTCAACTGTGTCGTATATAACAGTATCTCCTACTTCGCAATAAATACTCGGCACAATCACATTCACACCATTGCGCTTGATAATGTTTATATCCTTTATCAAACTCACCGTATTCTCATTAGCAGGTCTATTTGTATCTGCTTCATAAGCAGCCAAATTATCGTATTTATTAATATTTTTCATAATTGTTTATTTTAAAATCCAATCATTAACCGAAGTATTGTTTTTTGCGCTATAAAAGTCGCCAGTAGCAGTGTTGACATAAAATTGAGGCACGCCATCTGGTATGATAGAAGGAGCAACATCTGACACAATAAAAAGTGGTCTGCCCTGATAAAATAAGTCTTTCAATACGTCAATACTATCAACCTGAATTTTACTTATTATCATGTTTCTAAATGCAGCTTCCAATGCACTAACTCTTTCAGATAAAGCATTCAAGTCAGTAGCTATAACCTCCTCTGCGTCTATTATCTTTTCTCCGTCAGTTAACGGAATCCACTTTGTTCTATCAGTCAACGGATATGTATTTGCCGTTACCTTAGACATAAAACTTCCACCGCCGTATGTAACGATACTTAAAACGTCATAGCCACCAGGATATGTTGCACTCCATTCCCCAGCGTCATGCGGTCTTACTTTCCCTAAATTTATTACTGTTGCCATAATTTTTAATTATATATTGTTGCTATCAAATTTCCATATTCATCAATCGTCATCGAGACATCAGCCATATCTCCCTTCTCTCCTTTTAAACTTGATAAAAAGTCTTCCTCTGTACCAATATTCCCTGCATCAAGCCATATTTGATAAGCGCTATCTCCTTTTTCCCCTTTCAGCACAGCCAATTGTTCTGGAGTAAAATCCTCATACGTGAACGGATCTCCTTTTTCTCCTTTCAATAAAGCAAGTTGCTCTGACGTGAAGTCTTCAAAAGTAAACGGGTCTCCCTTATCGCCTTTATCTCCCTTATCTCCCTTATCTCCTTTTTCTCCTTTCAATAAAGCAAGTTGTTCTGGGGTAAAGTCTTCAAACGTAAACGGCTCACCTTTTAAACTTGCCAAATAATCATCTATTGTACCAATATTTCCAGCCTCCAACCATATCTCATACGCGCTTTTACCAGGATCACCCTTAAATCCGATCAATAAATCGGACGTAACAGAAAATTCGGTAATGTCGTCAGCCATCATACTGGTAGGTACAATCTGAAAGGCATTTACATCAATCGTGCACTTCCTTTGCAAATCCGATAATCCATAATCTGGTAGTTCATAAGAAAATACCAAATTATAAACACCAAGCGTGTCACAAATTTCTGGGGTAAATTCTATCCGAAGACTATTATCTATAACCTCAAACGGTACTGCTTTAATCTTTGTAAAAACACGAGCAGTTAAAGACGCGTTTGTAATGTTAGACAAGTTCTCTGGCTGACCGCCTCTGGTGATAGTCCAAACAAGCACAAAATCGTTACCTATCCGTATAGTTTTCATTCTTGTATCCTTTGATAATTAATAGTCATAATCAAATCTCCATTCTCATTAATCTCTGCAGAGATGATGGGTGTAGAGCCTATCAATAATGCGTATGGTACACGCACATTATCCACAGTCGAATCAGGATTTACCCTAATCCCAAACGCCTCGAATCCTATCGTTGTAGTTGCAACTGGTATATTAGAGCCTTTTATCGTTTTTATTTCTGCCATATTATTCGTTCCAAATTATTAAATCGTTATCTTCAGAAGTAATTGCCATGTTAAATCCATATTCGTCGCCAACGACATTAATTTTTTTAGTATAAAATTCAGTTGGTAGCGCATCATATTCTTCGTCTGTAAAATCGCCAAATTCACCGTCTCCTCCCCATAATGAAAATCCGTATCTCAAATCGTAATTTCTTATTAAGTTTATCCCATCGGTAGTGGTCGTCTGGTCTTCTTCAAAAACCAGCCGCCAGTCATATTCTGTTCCCGTCTCGTACACTGCTTTTAACATAGTGCCCTTTTTATAGGGTATATCACCTACGACAGCATCTTCTAATAAAAACCATGTGTCGCCTTTAACATAAGAAGATGGCTTGGCAAAGAAGGTTTTATTTTTATCTTTTATATTCTGCGACGTCTCATCAGCCCATTCCTCTAAGTTTTGTCCTCCCGACAGAAACACGGTATTACCCACTATCCTATTTCCTAACCTTGTGAATTTGGTAGTTTCTTTGCCTGTCAGGTCGTATGAGTTTATACCTGAATACTGAATAAACGAAGGTGCATCGTTGCCTACCGTAGAGAGTATCATCGCACCCTGTCTGTTTACATCGGTTGACCCTAATTGAAAGATGGTATCTCCAACTTCTGGTATATCACTGTTTAAAGCAGCATCGGTCTTGCTCAACTCAATGTAATCAGTGCCTACTGCTACCACTTTTCTCCAATAGAATTTCTGTCTTGTGCCTGTGAATATCTGGCATCTTGCGAAGTCGGTATTTGAGAATAAGTTGGCTACTTCTCCGTCTTTAGAATCAAAGTAACATCTGTAAAAATTAGGTGTCTCCTCAACCTTTGTGCACAACATATTAGCTGCGCTGATAATCAACTGACCACCAACACTTCTTGCTTCGTGTATTAAGACTGAAAAGAACTCCGCCCTTTGTCTTACAAGCAATTGGTCAACCTCTGCTACCGATGTACCGTTAACGTTCTTGATAGCTGCACCTGAACCGAGTAGGCCAGAGGCAAACGTGCCAACCTCTATCCCTTCAAGAAATTTTATTAACTTTTGTGCAGTGTCTTCGGATACCTTAGACAGAAATTGTCTGTCTCCTATTAACCTGATGAGACTTTCGGTTTGTTTTACATCCAAAATAGACCCACCAGCCCCGCTTAAAAGGTAATTGATCTGATTTTGTATCTTCTGAATAGTCCCGACTTGTTTCTCTTCTGTGAGTGTTACTTTATAGGTGGGGATAATCTCATCTCCTTCTTTTATCCTTAGGTTGTCGATTATGACACTACCAGCTATCCCCAAATCTGTATCTGCAAATTGAAGATAATCACCCTCGACTATCGTGTCGTGAAGGATAGGATTGCGAGCCATGTAAACAGGGGATATGTTTACCTCGTAGGTGTATCTTACATAATCATTTTTAGATAGATATTCTTGCCCTGCGGCTAATAATCTTTGCGAGGCTGCCTCTATATATACATCTGGCATTTCTATGTTTAAGAGGACAAATTTATCGCCAGCCTTGATGTTCATTGGGGCATACGGGAAATACAGTCCTATACCTTCGTCCAACACCCTATTACATGTTAGTATGTACTTGTTGCCTTCTTTTACGCATGAAAGTATCTCAAACTCTCTGCCGCCGCAAAGGCCGTTTTTCATTGAGATAGTTGCGCCGGGCAAGTAATCGTTTATATCAAATCCAATATCCTTTAAAGTTATCTTAAATGATGGTACATTTGCGCCTTCTTCAAATATACCGTTGTCGGTAATCGGAGTGCCATCGCTGTTAACCGAGTCTGCTGCTATTTCGTCCAAATTACCGTTGTCTCCTGAATCCAAATCTACTATTATACCGGCTGCACTTAATTGGCTTGCGGTCATACCTTCAAGTGAAGGATAAATCTCTGGTAATGATTCATCGCTCCCATCAAAGAACACACTGCCCTCCATTACACCCAAAGCACCTATATTCGGGCTGTCAATATACGGGTCTAATGTGGTATAAGGGAATGACGGCAACATGAGGTTTTGAACCGCCATATTGTTGGGGAGGTATAACGATAAATCGGGCTTGGTTAATTTGTTGTAGTATCTAAACGGTAGGTTTCTTGTGCTGCCGTAAACCCTTAGTCTTGTTATGATTTGTTGGTCAGGATCGGCTATTCTTGTTATTCTGTTTAGTCCGTTACCTTTACCGTACTCAAACACATCGCTTATGATATTACCAGCCGTACCTATGGTTATCGTTCGACCACGAATGATGAAATTTGATTTGAAAATAGTAGATACAAGCGATAATGCACCCCAAACATTTAATCTGTCTGCGGTGATAAATACATTGTTTACGGTTATGTTAGAATCGTTTACGTTTACAGTCCAAGAACGGTCTCCCGTGTAAACCCTGTCAAGATTGGCTTTTATCCTATCTGCTAAGTCGTGTATGGTAAGTGCGTGAAATCCGAATGTAGGTAGAGATGAAAAATGAATCAGATTGTCGTTTAAAACATAGTCCAAAAATTCACATCGCACTAATTCATCTGAATAACTATTGAATTTTATATTATCATAGGTAAATGCATCACCAGCCTTGTTTAAGGCAGCCTTCTTGATTGTTGTTGGGTCATAGTTTAACGTAAACCTCTCTCCACGATAGGTTACGTAATCACCTACAGAGAAATTAATTGGATATGGTGATTTTATGGATGCAGTAATAAATTTCTCACCCATAAACGACCCACTATATTCTAATTTGTGAATCTCACAAAGCTCTACGCCACTCTTATTATAAACTTTCCAACTCATTATTTTAATCCAGTTATTTCACTTCCCGCATATTGAGGGGTTACCTTTGTTCTTGGGTCTGTAACCCTAAATCTTAACGTAAATGTCATAAGTTTTCCGTCGTAACCAGAAAGATTAGGTTTATAACTTACAAATCGAACTCCTTTTCTTCCTATTCCAGTATGTACGTCGTACATCTTTATCTTTACCCCACTACCGTCTTGCCCTGTAAGATAATTAAGAAATGATTCTATCTTTGTTCCCCAATTATCCCCAGAATAGCCTATCTCTACGTCTATATCGTATGCCTTCAATGGAAGAACTGGAGGTTCAAACCAATCTTCTCCATCCTCTTCAGCCCAATCATCAGACACAATCTCTTTTGCCTCTAAATTAAGTTGAAGTGGAAAAGAGAGACAAACCATATCAAAGTCTTTAACCAAGTCTTTTAATATAGAATCTGCTTTCTCTTTCTGGAATAATATCGTATAGTCAGCTACTGCCATCTTTTTATTTTGCTATAAAAATAATTATTTTAATTAAATAATCCAAATATTTTTTAATCTTTTTTTTCAACGTGAACTTTTCCTTCAAAAGTAATTTTTCCATGCCCGTAATTATAAACATGAATATCTGCAAGTCCTCGTTGAATAATATGAACAGAAGCTCCATTATAAATAGTTACAAAGATTTTAGAATTATCTGCAGCTTCTATTTCAACATCAGATTCTCCATTAATATATATATCTCTTACGGCAAACCCATTAAACATCAGTTTACCACAACTATCAAGAACAATACAATCAGTATGTGGATTGTATTCATAAAATTCAGTATTTACATAGATATTATTTTTCTCTAATAACTCTTTGTCAATATTATTTACAATAAATTCATTAGATGGGAAATTATGTTCCATTGCGAAGTCAATACCTTTTTTATACTTGTCAATTAGCTCTTGATAACCAGAGTTTAAATCCCATTCGTTAAACCACTTGTCGCACAGTCCTGCTTGTCTTGCCGATGTTCTTAGTTCTATGTTGAGTTCTTTTAAGTCCATGTTATTTCACTTTTAAAGATTTAGTGCCTGCCGAAACAGAGTTTAAGAAGTCCATTATATCTTCTGCCATCTTGGATGCCTTTTCAGTGTTTCTCGCTATGTTTTGTAGTTGAATTAATTGTGCTTTACCTAATGCGGTTATTTCTGGCATGTCCGAATCAATAAGCCTCTTGACAAAGTCCAATTGCATTGCGATGTCAGCCCTGATACCGTTTACATAAGAAGCCAACAAAGACGCAGTGTCTTCGGTTATTCCTTTTATACCAGCAGTCAAACCAGAACCTTTAGCCTCTTCTCCAAAGCTAAGGTCTCGCCCAAGAGATTCAAGCATTTTATCAACACCCTCTAATCCCTCAAGGGCTATTGGTAATCTGTTCTCCAACTGTTCACCAAGCCAATCTATGTCGTCAAGTAAATTCTGATCACCCTCTGGAGAAAGACTCTCTTTCATTCGCTTCTCTCCCTCTGCCAATACATCAGAAAATATAGCGCTAAAAAGTATCCTTGTAGCAAGGTCTGACAACATCTTGTTCACATTTGTTCTGAATTCATCAAGTGCCGCATTTAAATCGTCGTTTGTGAATGCTTCTATAAGAGCA